TTTCGTCCTTATGTTTATTGATATCTTTCCGTACTGGATGTATCAAAAAGTTAAGGTCCAAATCTTTATATTGTCTGGATGAAGATGAAATTACTGTGGCCATATCTTATTTATCTATATTACCCAACGTTATTTTTGTATTTGTCTGTACCAACCAGATTGTTTATCAAGTATTTTTGGGTATTACCAATTCGCCCAAGCTGGTTGATTTTGTTATAATCTTCCAAAATATTCAATGAATTCCTGTAAAAGTTCCAATCATGCAATCTTCTGGTAGACAATAATGTATTAGCTGCCACAACATTTGCAGTTATGGTTGTGATAAGATTTGCCGATAAATTAGATACATTTGAAGAGGTTGGAGTTTCACCACCTGTTGTTTCTGTGCGAATGCTGTTTCTTACCAAAACTAGGTTATTAATAATGTTGTTAGCATTGGATGTAATCTCATCAGAAATAAACAGACTAGTAAAATTACCCAACAAAGGAACTGTATTTGCAACATTATCGGTTGAACTAGTCAACAATAAAATTTGTTCACCGGCACTAACTGCCTTGTTGTAGTCTGGAAAATGAGTAATCACATTGGAAGTGTCCGAAATATTAGCTCTTGCTTCCGTGACACCAGAGATATTTGATGTATGACTCAAATAGTTTCTAATTTCAATAATCAAATTTGTTAAATTGGCCTTCATTGCTGTGCCAGAACCATTGTCGAAAGTGTCAATGCTTTGAACAATCTGATTCATCGTATTAACGTTATCACTTAATCTCGCAGTAACGTTAATCATTGGATTTTTAAAATAATCTGTTTTGACAATACTACCATTTGCCAATTCATCTTTTTGCCATGTCTCAAGTCTAACTGGTGCGGCTTTTAGATAACTCTTTGTATTGTCGGAAAGATTAATTGCATCTCCAAACTTACCTGTATCAAAACTAAAATTTAATCTCTCATATATGCTTGCCATAATATTACCTCATTACATTAGTGAAAAGGGTGGGCCGGTCACTGGTTTTGCTGGATGCGTGTGTGTATTATATATTGCTCGCATCATTTCCATTGATCCACGAATGTCCATTACTTGTCCGCCAAAAACTACGGGAGCGGACACTTCGGCTCCAGCAGTAATGTTTGTTGTAGCAGTCACCATTGTTGGTATTGCAACATCTAATCCTGCGGCAACACCACCAAGTAGTGTTACGAATCCTAAAGGCCCAGCTCTCATGCCTGTACCAGCATTAACTTTAGTTTGAGATGTAATCATATCAGCAGTTAATGCACCAGATACAACTAAGTCGCCTTGTAAGTATAGATGATCGCCTGTTGCAAGTTTCATACGACCCGTAACTGGATTACCACAACCAACTGTCATATCACCATTTGATAATATTGAAGATGTTTTACCAACAGTTTGAGTTAATTTACCACCAACTTCTAAGATATAATCTCCAGCAATTTTTTCATATTTGTTACCCATAACATTTACAATTGAATTTCCTTTTATTGTAACATAACACATACCGGAAATAACAACATCATTATCTTTGGCAACAATCTCATAATTATTACCGACAATCTTATGGACTCTTGTTCCATCAGATTGAATTTCAAAGAAAGTACCAATACCATCAGTCTGTGCGCCGCCATGCTGGAGGCGTATCCTCTCACGACCTGGAGTATCATCTAACTCAAAGCTGTGGCCAGATTCAGATATAGTTGCGTGGTTGTATGGGTATTTCGGCAAAGTTTCTTCGTTTGCCTGAGACTCAGGTTCTGTCCACGAAGTATCACCCGATGGTTTTGGTTTTGTTGCCATATCAGTTAGTTGAATATTTAGTTATATCAGTTGTAGTTGATGTTGGGTTCACACTGGATAGGTATGTATTCAACGTTACTCCTGCAGCTTCAATATCAGTTGAACTACCTGGAGTAGTTAATGCTTGAACTATAGCAACGGGAGCTGCAACCACTTTTAATCCAGCAGTATAAATTTCTCCAGCTGCTGTCTTTACATCATTGAAGGCTGCAATAGCTTCTGAAAAATCTGTTGTACCACCCAATGAAAATAAATCCGATAAACCTGAAGTCAGAGATGCTACCAATTCAGACAAACATTGTTTTAACAAATTATACAGTTTTGCGGGCAAACTATTAATATAATCAATCATAGCTCTAACTTTTTTTGCAAAATCAACAATTACGGTTGCAAGGTCTGCCAATTCAGATATAGATTTAGCAATATTGCTCAACTCTCGAGCAAGAATTTTTGCTTGTTCAATCCAGTAAACTGTTTCACCACTAGGTGTAAGTCCTAAAGCTTTCAATAAAGCTTTGATGCCATCACGAATCTTTGTCACAAATTCGGAAAATTGCAATCTCTGCAACGCCGCATTTCGTTCCATTAATCCAATAATATCACAAACGTGTTCTCTATTTTGATTTGCTTTATGTATTGTTGTTTGTTTTATTAACGTTACATCTCCGAGAGCCATAAATGGCATTGCTGGCGCACCAATTTGTTCGTAAACGACACCTTTTGCAGGTTTTGGTGCTGTAACAATTATTTCTGGTATTCGTGGGTCATTAAAACCAAGTTGGTCATTTTGTTCTTCTAATCTAATTCCGTGAATAACTCCAGTAATCACTGGAAAATCAGGATTACCATGCATAAAGTAACCATCAACAGTATCACCTTCCTTTGGCATCATCAGAGATAACATTGAAGAAGGTGGACAAGAAATTGATGCCCAAGGTAAAGCTTCAGTTGGAACTTGTGCTTTACTAATTGGATGTATACCAATAATACGCACCCTACAACGCAACTTTACTGGATCGTTTCTATCTTCAACAATACCAACCCAGTTTTGATAATAATCATTATTCATAATAGTTTGCCGCTTTCTCTTGGTCAACAGTACTTGTAAACACAGTATTGATATTTTTATCTTTATAATTTGAAGAATCTGTTACAGCTTCAATGACAACTTCATGCATATTTGGTCTTATTATATGTCGTGTGGCAACAATTAAATATTTACCATACAATGAAGAATCGAATGGATTTTCACCATCTGCCAAAACACTTCTTTTTGGTACATCTAAATCTATACAAAAACCAGAAGATAAATTAAAATTTCCTGGTAAAACTAATTTAACACGTTTTGAGAATAAATTTTGAAAGATAGCTTCACGTTGAAATATATAATTTTCAGTATCTTCATCCAATGACACCGATGTTGGATAATTTTTTTTAATAAAATCACTATTTCTTCTATTTCCAAAAAATGGATAAGTCACAATTCTGGAATCATACATTTGTGTTTGAAATAGACCGCCTCTATTTTTTATTAGAGAAACGTTTGGATTTTTATTTGCGTGTTCACCAGTATCATACATCTCTTTATATGTATGTTGTTGTTCTTGTATTGTTTTTGTCAAAGGATCAAATGCTATAAGTTTACCAGCATAAACACCAGATTTGGTATTACGAACAAAATCATTTTGTGTGATAACCTCAAAACTTCTGGCACCAGTAAATTCTTCACCTAGATTATCTGAAATGTTTTTTGCACTAAAATTTACCCTAGTTAAGCTCGGAAAAGAAAACAGTGTACTCAAATTTGTAAAATTGAATCCCATTCTATTTTCAAAAAATACAAATCCAGGTGATTGATTTTCATCTACAGCTCTAGTTGCAAGCCACTGTAAAGCAACCAAAGGCTCTAAAGAAGGAACAAGAATATTTCGAACACCAGAAGAAGATGAATATATTCCAATTTTTTTGATGCCCAAATAATCATTCATAATTTTAACAGCAGCTTCAGAATATGTCAAGTTATAATAGTGTTGTACTTTTTGTTGCAATGAAAAAATATACTCATCAGAAACAAAATGTAATACGTAAATTTCACTAGACTGATTTACTGGAACTCGATTAGATTGTTTGTATATTCGAAATGATTTCTTTATCATCAACTCATCTTCATCTTTACCAATCTTAACGATCAAAACTTCAGAACCATCAAATATTAATTGTTCCGACAAACCTATAGCATCACGAATTAAAATATTTCCACTCATTGATTGATTCAACATCGAGTCAAATATATTTAACTCTTCAAATTTGTCTGTGATATCAATGTAACCAATCTTAGTAACCAACATCAATTCAGTAATTCTGTATTGCGTTGTTTCTTGTATATTTAATTCTGACATTATGCAATGGTGTTTCTAAATTCTTGTTCAATTGTTTTTACAAATTCTGGACGAAGAATGTCTATTGTTCTTTTTGTTTCATTTTCTTCTATCTCATATTCATAATAAGATATTGAAGACTTTGTTGTTGTTATTGTAACATTGGAAGAATCATATAACGTATATACAACAGTAGATGTTGTATTTGTATTTGCAAATGTTGCAGCATCAATTATGATGGTTTCGGTCGTGTCACTACCAGATGGCATCACACGTTTTTCAGTTATGTAATATGAATGTGTGTGAGATTTAGACCAAGATAATCCTGTTCCTGTGTTTGCAGTATTTGCATATGTTGCACCACGATATTTTATGTCAATATATTTTGTTAAGTCATTATAACGCAAAGGCCAATCAAATTGTGGATTCTTAATGTTATTTACCGAAAGAATGATCCAATGTTTCTCCGGTGAACCATACAATTTATCTGCAATGATTTCTGGAGTCTCACCATCAGAAATATCATATTTGTAATACATCACCAATTTATCTTTTGATGCTGCATTGAAAGAGAAACGAGACATTAAATTCGTGACAACATCCAAAGATGAGTTATCGTCCGACAAATAATATGCCGTTTGTGGAAAGTAGTTAAAATATTTTGCCATGGTTGTTTAGTTTATTGGTCGAAACATTCGCAATGAAATCATTATCTAGATAACTCAGGTGAATCTCTTTCGGCTTGAGAGAAGAAATTTCTACCGCCGCCTCTATCAGCTTCTTGATCCAAATCAAACTTGGTAATAATTTGAGTTTCTTTAAACACTAATCCAAGCCTAATACCAACTGGCATACCAGTTGAACCTAATTTGGGCTCACCTTTGTCTTCTAGGACTTCATATGCCGCAAAACCACTTGGTGCATAATCCACATCGACTGTTTGTAAAACGCAAGTGGAAATTGATGGTATGTTTGGATTTTCAGTTCCATTATAGAAGAATTTAATATCAAATTCTGAAGGTGGTACCAAGAAATATCCACCCAATCCACCAGCTGAATTGTTACCTAATACTTCTGGTGCTTGGTGAAATCTAATTCTCTGTATAATATTTTGCACCTCTTTTGCTTCAATGCGACTTCTTGGATAAAACATAAAATCAAAACGAAAACTTCTAAATTCAGGAGCAGAATATATAACTTCCATCATTGGGTTAACAGTTGTTCCAGTGAACCCAGCAAATACAGCACGACCAGCCTGTCCTGCCAGGTTAGCCAAAGCATTCAAAACAAATGGTGTTGCATTTTTAAATGCATAGTTTGCTTTTTCAGTATTGCTTGCATCACTATTAACGATGTTTTGTATTCCAGAAAAACCGGCACCTAAGGTTGCTGCCAGTCCACCTCCAAGTTCAAGTCCAGCAAAGCTTTGATTTTGAGAAAACGCCAATGTATCAGGCATGTATAATGCAATTGTATCTGTTGTACGTTTTGTTGTTCTAAGACCGGTTTTAGCATATGTTGCAGCATTATCTGCAAAATATTCTGATACACCTTTCAATCCTGATGCAGAATATACGTCTTGAGTTTTTTGCAATAGTCTTTGTAATTCAGGACTGCCAGCTGACAACTTATATTTCTTTTGTATGTTTTCGGAAATTTGTGCAAGGTTTAGTTGCGATGCAGCAGTTACAGCACCTTGTGTGATTGAAATAAAATCAGATCCTCCGCCGTTGAAACGATTTAAACCGAGTCTATTCTGTACTGCAGTAGTTTCATCATTGGTCGGTAATCCAGGGAACTGAGTGCGTCTTTGCTGGTTTATATGAATCACCATATAGTGACCTTTATCTACTTCACCCAAATCAATAGGATAACGCAAAGTGTTAATCTTATATTTGTCTCCAATTATTTTATTGGATGTTCGATTTTTATCCGAATTAAATCGTATGTCCGTAAGCGTGAATAGTGCCATATATACCCCAAGTTATTACTTATTATTTATACCACATGACCAGACAAACCTATAAGGGTGTATTCAAACCTAAAAACCCACAGAAATATAAAGGTGACCCAACAAACATTATTTATCGTTCAAGTTGGGAAAAGATGGTGATGAAATACCTCGATGACAATCCGGGTGTAATTTGGTGGGGGTCTGAGGAGTTGCCTATTCCTTACAGAAGTCCAATTGACCAAAAAATGCATCGTTACTTTCCAGATTTCATCGTCAAGGTTAGGCGGAAAGACGGCCTGGTGATGACTTACTTGTGGGAGGTTAAGCCTTATTCACAAACGAAGATGCCAGTACAAAAACGTAAGACTCACCGATTTCTTCAAGAAGCGGCAACCTATGCGGTAAATCAAGAAAAGTGGAGAGCTGCTGATATCTTTTGCCGAGAACATGGGTGGCAATTTCAAATCATAACTGAAAAAGAACTAGGCATCTAGTATAAATACGGCATGGCTTATTTAATAGATAGAATTAATGCATCCCTGCAAAAAGAGGGATTAACACCACGCACTCGAAAGTCACGTGATTGGCTTCGTTCGAAAGTTTCGGATTTAAAACCATCGAAACAATCGTTAATGAATGACATGACCAGATTGAGAGAGGGCACAATTATTGGAAAAATGTACTTTTACTTTTATGATCCGAAAACGAAGGATTCGTTGCCATATTACGACAGGTTCCCATTGGTTTTACCAATAGAACGTTACCAAGACGGTTTTTTAGGGCTGAATCTACACTACATTCACCCAAAGCAACGCATCATTCTTTTAGATAAATTAAGTGATTACGCCAATAATAACAAGTATGACGCATCAACAAGGTTACGATTAACGTATCAAACTTTGAAAGCTGCATCTAAATTGTTTGAAGCACAACCTTGCATTAAGAGATATCTGTTTAACCATGTTCAGTCAAGATTCCTGGAAATTTCAGCAGGTGAGTGGGACATTGCTGCATTATTGCCAATGGAAAGTTTTGTTGGAGCTTCTACAAACAAAGTATATTCCGATTCAAGAAAGAAATTCTAATGTCATTCGCTCCAAATTTATTCTTGTCTAATATTAAGGCAAAGGATGGTCTCGCTAGACCAAATCGTTTTCAGGTAATTCTACCAATACCAGAGTACATTGGTAAATTTATTGAAGCTGGTCTACTAGAAAAAATTATCAATCTGCCAAATACAATTGCAACCGATGTGAGTGAGATATTGTCTTCATCATTTGGTGGACAATCACCATCAGGTTATTCAAAGTCTTCTAATCCTTCAATCACACGTTACCTTTCAATGCAATGTGAAGCAGCCGAGTTACCATCAAAAACATTTGGCACAACAGATGTGAAGATTTATGGACCAACATTTAAAGTTCCGTTTCAAACACAATATACAGAAACAACGCTGACATTTATGTGTACGAATGATTTTTATGAAAGAAAGTTATTTGACCGTTGGATGGAAGCTATTATGCCAACAGATACAAACAATTTAAGATTTGCAAAAGACCAAGAGTCTAGATATCTAACAAACATTAAAGTCATTCAATATGATGACTTTATCAAACAAATTTATGCGGTAGAATTAATTGATGCTTTTCCAGTATCAATTGCTGCACAACCACTATCTTGGTCTGACGATAATTTCCACAGACTGAGTGTTCAATTTGCTTATCAAAAATATAGAACAATTTATGAAGGCACATATGATTTGAAAGAGGCAGCTGCATCTATATTTGGTTCATTTGCAGCATCCTCAATTTTTGGAAATAGATTTTAATTTAAAATGGAGATAGAATGTTACCTAAGATTGATACACCGTTATATGAACTAGAACTGCCGCTTCTTAAAAGGAAAGTACAGTTCAGACCATTCTTGGTCAAAGAAGAAAAAATATTGTTGATGGCCATGGAATCAGAAGATGAAAATTCTGTTGTATTAGGCATCAAGCAAATTATGAGGAACTGTTTATTGTCAGATATTGACATTGAAGATTTACCTATCTTGGATTTTGAGTATTTGTTTCTTAACCTTAGAGCTCGATCTGTTGGTGAGATTATTGATTTACAATACAAATGTAACAATGATATTCCAGGTTCTGAAGACGACAAAACTCACAAGTGTGGCAATTTAATTAACTTGAATTTCAATGCGTTGGAAGTTAAACCAAAAATTGAAATGATTGATAGTAAAATCCAATTAACTCCAAAATTAGGCGTAGTATTAAAATACCCAACATTCAAAGCAATTGAAGCGGTTGCAAGTGAAAAGAATATCAGTCCTGCAGATTTTGTATCGGAAACAATCATTTCATCAATTGATTATATCTACGATGAAGAAAATATGTATTATGCAAAAGATGCCACAAAAGAAGAACTATTGGAGTTCATTGATAGTCTAACAAAAGAACAATTTGGTATGATTCAAAAATTCTTTGAGGATATTCCCAAATTGACAAAGAAACTTGATTTTAAATGTAATAAGTGTGGTTATGAAGAAAACATTGAGATTCAAGGAATCCAAAGTTTTTTCGCATGATGTTTCGTTATGATAATTTAGCTAACCATTTCCAAACCAATTTTGCCCTTATGCAACATCACAAATACTCATTAAACGAATTAAATGATATGATGCCATGGGAAAGAAATGTTTATGTTACTATGCTGCTTCAGTTTATTGAGGAAGAAAACGAGAAGCTAAAACAACAACAACTAGCAAGAAAAAGTAGAAAATAAATGGCAACAAAGTTTTCACAATTATACAAACAGGAACTAAAGAGTAAAGGTATACTAAGCTCTTTAGGCTCTGCTGCACTCAAACAATCCAGAGAGAGAATGGATGTGAGGAATACATTCTTTGGTGGCCAAGGCATGTTATCTATTACCGGACAAAAAATATTCGGTAAAGGATATTCACCGATTGGTAAAACATCAAGTATTCTCTCATCTTCTCCCACAAGTGCAAGTGCAACAGCAGATTCTCAAGGTATAACGGACCTATTGTCTTCCAGTGAAAGGCAAGAATCTTTATTGCGTGTCATTAGTAAAAATACTTTTAATATGAACATGATGGCAAGAGATACGAATATCACTCGCCAAAATATAGTTACGTTGACAAAGAAGATGACTGGTCGTAGTTCCAGGTCACAAGATGCTCTGTGGTATGATGTTCGAACCAGAAATACAGCTGTAGATTCGTTATCCAAGAAGACAAATCAAACTTCTCAACCAGGAAATACAACACCATCAAGTTCAACTGGATCATCTTCTTTTATTGGCAGTATGATTGGTGGTTTGATGGGTACAGGAGGTTCATTGGGTGCCGGCATTCTAAGAACGATTGGAACTATCGCAAGTCTGTCACCAATTTTAGGTATTGTTGGTCTGGCCGCATCCGCTTACGCTATCGGTCAAATGGCCACAAACATAGATTTTGGCCAAATCAAAAAACAAATTGCGGCAGCTTTAGGCATCGACACACAATCTGAAACTCCAATTATTAGGCAACTCGCTGAGAATTTTGACAACTTTTTCAACACAAGGTCTTTCACCGACATTTATGATTGGGTGAATAAAACTATTGGACCACAAGTCAACCAAATTGGTGAATCAATATCAAATGCAACTAAAATTACACTCGCATACAGTAAAGCAGCATTTGATACTTTGATTGATAACTTTGGACAACTAGGTAAAATATTTGGTTTTTATTTTGGTGAGTTCATTAACAGATATAAACCAGAATTGTTGGCGACATTAGGTGCTGCTATTGGTGGTGCTGTTGGTTCAATGTTTGGAATTAAAGGTGCCGCACTTGGTGCTCTAATTGGTGCTGGTTCTGGTTACATCTTAGGTAGAGTAACTCAAAGTGATGATCCGCAAAAATTACAGGAAAAGAAAAAAGACATTGAGGACCAAATGTCTAAAATTAAAAATGATACAAGACCAATGATGCAGTTGGAACACAAAAGATTGGGTGAAGAACTTGCTGATGTTGAAGGAAGAATTAAAGCATATGGTGAAAAAGAGAAGGCAGTAACTACTATGCCTGGAGTAAGAAATTGGGATGCAAATCTTGCTTCAGCACAAAAAACCATGAGTGTAAATGATGGTAATTGGGGTAGAGAGTCCCGTCAATTAAGCACAACTCCAATTCAAGTATCTGCCAGAGATATGGCATCTTTAATTTACACAAAATTTAAGGATGCGGGTTTTAATGATGCCCAAGCAAAAGCAGCTATTGCTAATGCTATGGCCGAATCATCTTTAAATCCAAATGCTGAAAATCACGCTACAAATCCAAAAACTGGAAAACAAGAACACAGTTATGGTTTATTTCAAGTAAATAGAAGTGCTCATCCACAATTCAGTGCGGAAGACTTGAAAAATCCTGAGAAAAATATTGATGCTATGATTAGTATAATGAAAAGCAATCAAAAAGATTTCTCCACATTCAAAAGTCTAACAGATGAAAATGCAGCAACAGCTTATTTTATGAAGAAATTTGAAAGACCAGCTGACCAAAGTGATGCAAAAGTTAATGAAAGATTGCAAAATTTAAACAGAATTCCTGGTGATATTTTAAATGCTTCTTCACGTGCATTGGCTGATGCAAGTAGAACAGATACTTCAGCACCGAATGTAACTGTAGTGAATCAACAAGCAGCTGCGCCACCGCCAGCTGCGCCACCACAAAATGCTGCAGCATCAACACACAACTTTGATCCTTGGGTTGAAATTTGGAGTTCAAGCATTTTAAATCCTGCCGGAATGAGATTATAAAAAACCCGCACAAGGCGGGGTCTAAACGTTCAGTAAAGAAAGTTTATTCTTCAGCAAGAGACTTAAAATATTCCAAGTCATCGTCTCCACCAATGTCAACAGGTGCTGAACGTGGTGCAAACTTAGCTGCAGGTGGCGATAGGTCGATAGATTCAGCAGTAGTTGAAGGTGCAATGCCTTCAAAGCCTAGTACTTTATCCAAACGAGTCTTCAATTGGGCGTAAGGTTTGAACAACTTTGGTTCAGTAAATTCCTTGAGGGAATATTCTTTCTTCCAAATTGTTTCCAACTCAGCATCATCTTCAGACAAAGCAGACTTGCTAGCAAATTCTGATTTGTCATAATTACGATAACCTTCAACATTACGAATCTTCAACTTGAAGTTAGCACCTTCCCATAGATCAAATGGGTTGATAGGTGTTTCATCAGCGAATTCGGGATTCATCGCTTCATTAATCTTGTCGAAAATTTTCTTACCGAATTTGAACAAGCGAACCTGTCCTTCGTTTGACGGATTACTTGGATCAGAAACGATCAAAATATTTGTCATGTAAGTTAGTTTACGTTTTTGTTTACGTGCGATATCTTTGTTGGCTTCGATACCAGAATTCCAAAGTGTGTTATTGTGTTCGCACACAGGACACTTATCATTCAAAGTAGTCAAACAGTTATCAATGAACCAACCGCCAGGTCCCTGAAATCCGTGTGTGAATACTCGAACCCATGGTAAAGCATCATCACCATCAATAGCAGGAGATGGCAAGAAACGAATTACTGCCATGCCATTGCCAGCTTTATCAACTTCTGGTTGCCAGAATCGGGTGTCATCTTTAGAACCAGCTTCTGCGGGAGTGCCGGTTGCTTCAATCGCTTTTGACAACTTGTCGAAATTGTCACGATTGCGTTTAAGATTTGCAAATGAACTCATATATATTTCCTTGTATAATTTGTATTGCGTTGTATAGTTTTTTTGTCCACATTATCATAATATAGACTTATATAGGTCACCTGTCCAGAAGTTTATCCAACATCATTAAAGTATTACCTATATCTTTATGATGTACACCGATACCACCAGCAGCAATAAACCCCTGTATAACATCATGTGTATCATCAATCAATATTGATTCTGGTGTGGCATATTCGGCTTTCGCTTTACGTCCAGAAACAATATTTGCTTTGAATGGTATGCCTTTATCGGACAACCATTCAATTTTTTGCTCAGCAACTTCTCGGTGATATTTTTGACCACCAGAAGATGAAAGAATCTCTACCTCGACTGCATTTTCATGTTGATATTGTGTAATGTACGTCAACAAGTCTCGACCACCAGGCCACCAGTCCAATGTTTTAAATTGTTCTGATTGCACAAAATGATCCCAATTCACATTAAAGTCTTTCCGATCCCGCATAGAACCAGGTAACTCATCATATAGTTCAAGGTAACGGCGTTCAAAGTTACACAGAACGCCGTCCATATCGAGGTAGATTTTCTTTATCATATCATCTTCTTTAGAATAAGTTTATATTTTAACACATCCTGTGGCAGAAATGTGGCATACTTGAGCAATCTTAACCGAAATTCTGGCCA